TGACTCTTGATTATGAAGAGGATGGTTAGGCGAATAAAATCTTCCGCCAGATGGTAGTTCTACAAAATCAGTTGGAACTACAAAAGAAAAACCACCAGAGTCTTCCATTTGCGCTGGTGGCTGGGTGTCTTGGCGAGTTGCGCCAAGACGGTCACTATTTCTACTCAATTTCAATTTACACCTCGTTATTTATGAGTTTATGCTGAAGTGGTTGTAAAGTGATCGGTTTTGCTTGCATCAGTTAACTGAGCCCAATCATATTTAAACTTGATTGTATATTCGGTTAGTTCATCACTGGTATAATCAAGAGTACCGTGCTGGACTTCAGTGATAAAAGCGTTCCACAACGTCCAAGACTCAACAGGTTGGCCATCTGAATCTATCTGCGTGATGATAACACTTTGAAGTGCGGATACCGCTTTTGCTTTTGAGATTGTTTGCTGGACGTTAGTGTTTGCAGGAATAACATAACCACCCTCAATAACTTTTTGGGCTAACGTTCCGGCAACATCTGGGTCAGTTGGGTCAACAACAGTAATATCAACATCACTCCAAGTAACGGAACCTGGATAATTAAAAGTATGTCCAAGATATTTGTGCTCAACCGAGTTGATTGTATATCCTGGCTTTGTAGCAGTCTTTGCATACCAAACAATAGATGATTCAGCACCTGTTCCTGCAGCGCTACTTAAACCAGTGATCTGAACTGTAAATCTAAAATTTCTTTTTGGGTCTTTGTTACCAGAATTAGAGAAACTGTCTGTCCAAAATGCCATGTGTAAAGGCTCCTATAATGTTTATACTTTAAATAGTAAATGTGAGAGAAAAATCTCTCACATTTTCATTAATCATCAAATGCTGCACCAGTTGAAAGAATAGAGAAGTCAATTGCGATATACTCAATTGCTCTAGCTGGCTTAATCATGATCTTGGCGTACAGAATGTTCTGATCGATAAGATCTGGAGTAGTGGTTGTTTCGTCAAGAACTAGACGGTAATCAGTGATACCAAACTGAGTTTGGACTCTTGATAGTAGGGGACTAACAAGACCCTTGAATCGGTTCCAAGTTGCTTGCACGTTCTGCTCAAAAAGAACTTGAGTTGATAGAATGGAAATTTGTTTCTTTAGGTAAATAACTAATCTACGAACGTTAATTCTGTCAAGAGCAGATGGGCGCTCTTGTAGGGTCTTCTGACCAAAGACTACGATACCTGTACTTGGGAAGCTTGCGATTGGGTTAATGCGAGCCTCGTAAAGCGTATCACGTTGCTTAGAAGTTAGTCTCTCGGAAACGTTTGATACCGGAATGCCAGCAGCGCCGCCTGTTAAGCCTGCACGGTTGAAGCCAGCAGGAGCAAACCAAACAGCAGACTGACGCTCAGAGGAAGCAAAGACACCAAGCATAGCAACAGAAGGCGGAATCCAAAGAAGTCTACCGCTTTGCTCGTCGCGAGTCTGAACCCACGGATAGAAGGTACAGCCATAAGAAGAGTCTAATCTTCTATCTCTTAGCGCGTTTGCCGCGCTGATTGGTGTGGTGCCGATACGGCTAGCCTTGTCTGCGTAGTAAGCTTCATGAGAAGGAATATAAACATCAGCTAAGTCAACAACTGCTAATGCATCTGCTCTTTCGCCGCAAACATCAATCATGTGAGTGGTTAGAGCATCTGTTGTTAGCCCTGGCATGGATAGAAGATTCATGTCAAGGTACTCTGGGTCTGCAACTGTATCAATCGCACGCTTAATTGTGTAGTAAGCGTAAGAGGTAGTTTCGGTTGCGCTAGTCATACCAGCGTTATAGAACGGGTCTGGAACAGTGATATCGACACCATCAAAACCACCCCAGAATGGAGCAGTAAATCTGTTGTACTCTGCATCGAGAAGAGTGTTGTAGGTGTTTGAACCTCTCGCAGAAACAGAAGTACCAGCTAAACGTGACCCAGAAGCGTAAATATACTCGCTGGTAGCAGAAGAGCTAACGTTATCAAGGGTAAAGATGTAAGAATACCCGTTGATTGACTCAATAGCATCGCCAGTTGGATCTGTTGGAACGTTGTTTGTTGTACCAAGACCGATGTAAAGTAGGCGTTGTGGGTCTGCGACAGACGCATCTGGTCTGGTTGAAGCAGCAGTTCTGGTAACTTCCATGCCGAAATAAGCGTTAGTTGGGTCAGATAAGCCGCCATCAAGAGCGCTGTTACGAAGTCGGACAGATGGGAAAGCAAACGAAGCAGTTGCAGCAACACCATAAGAAGATGATATAATTAGTGCCGAGTCACCGTGACCACCTGGAAGTGCTGTACCTGCAACAACAAATCGCTGGTCTAGTTCTGCGGCGTTAGCCACATCCATCGCTAGTGCAGTAACGTCTTTGTACTTCGGAGGACCGTAATAACCAAATGGTAGTAGAACCGGATCGGTTGCACCAGCTTCAACATCAGCGTTCATTTCAATTCTAACAAATTTTGATAGGTTATCGAAGTCGCCATAAACTTTTAATCTACGCTCTGTGGCGTCCCAGCGCTCGTATTTGTCACCAATCTTACGAGCAACATAATCTGCAGAAGTTGGGTCTAAAGTACAGTTATCGAAACGCTCTAGAACTACGACTCTGCTATCTGTATCAAGTAGCTGGCGAATAACAATAGAGAAAGTGCCATACTCGCTGGTGGTTGTGGTAGAGCGCTTAATGTTCTCGATAGAAACTTTGGCGTTCTTGTGCATCCACTCACCGTGACCACGACCAATTAAACGGAATAGTTTTGGTAGAGAAGCTGGGTTGAAAGAAGAATAATCTCCAAGATCCTGACCAACAAACCAGCCAGCAACAGCTTCCTGCGAAGGCTGACCTTTCATTCGGTGTGGTCCAACTGTTGAAGCGGAGCCGGAAGCGATGCCGACAACAACACCAACAAGAGAATCAGAACCACCACCAATAAGCGAACGCTCACGTAGTTCTTGTTCGAAAGTCTCGCCTAGCCAATAATCTTCGTAAGAAGCACTTGGGTAAAAAGCACCTTGAGGAGAAGTTAGCTGTGGGTTGGTGTTTAAACGCTTGCGGGCAAAATACTCAGAAGAATCATCAAAGTTGATTGTGTATTTCTTGGAGCCGTTAACCGCGCCGTCGATAACAAGAATAAAGTTATTGTTTGAATCAGATTCAACGATAGTTGAAGAAGCTTGAACGCCCTCAGTAGAGCCAGCAAGAGAACCAGATAGCTGAACTGAACCAGAAGCAGCGTAAATAATACCAGCTAACTGAAAAGAGCCAGCAGAACCAGTGTATTCACCGTTCGAAGAAGAAACTGCGATAAATAAACCGTAAGCACCGCCAGCGGAAGTGCCGTTAACTGGAGCAGTTGCAGTTCCTGCGTTATTTTCAGTTTGCCAGCCAGCCTGTGCATCAGCGGTGCCGTCGTTGTTGGCGTCTTGCTGACCAAGGAGGCGAATATAAGTTAGCGGAGCAACATTAGCGTTAAGAAACGCTTTCGCTGCGTAAGTTCCGTACATTGGAGACTGATAGTTGCCACCACGGTAAACATCACCACCACCGTTGCCTGGAACCGCATCACCCATTAGCTCAACGAACTCTGAATAAGATTGAACTTTCACAGGAGTCATAGCAAGACCGCGAGTTGCGCGACCAATAACAACTGGACCAATTGCATCTGACTCGCGTGGTCTAAAAGAGTTGTCAATCTCGTTAATGAAAACCCCTGGTGAAACAAACTTAAAATTCTTTACTGACATTTATAGATCCTCACTTTAAGTTGGTGGTATAAACCACCTTAGTCATACCTAAATAGTGTCGAGCGGTTCAAAAGGAGATCAGGAAGAAAACAAATATAATGTTTTTGTTCTCAGGAACTGATCGTATAGAAGCCATCATCGTCTTCTTTTACAATTGATTCCATTGGATATGTAATCTCAACAAAGTTTTCTTCGACCCTTACAATAGGTCTATCATCGTTCTCGCCTTCGCCAATTAAATAACCAAGAACTTTTATGCTTATTTCTGTACTGAATATTCTTATGTCCTCACCAAGAGCAGCAGTATTGTTGTTGTGTGAGAAGTTTTGATCAATAAACGCTTCGTATGTGTGTCCATTCCTGCGAAGATTAAAAGCATTTATTTGCCCTGTACGTGCCATGAACGGAGTTATTATTTCGTTCATTTGCTGTTGGTATTCTGTTTTAATTGTAATTTTATAATCTAAGTTTATATAAACTGGAAATGGAATCGAAAGAGAACGAACAACAATTTTTTTGTTAACTCTTGGGGCGTATTTCTGCGCTGTGCCACCCGTGTAGTTTGCTGCGCGTGTATTACCAACAACAGCAAAGTTTCTTGTTTTATCTTGAACAATTTGTTTTGCAATAACCATACGCCCTGCTCTACCATTTTTATCTTTAGAGTATAAATGAGCTTGGAAA